AAAGGTATTCAGTCTGGTTCAGTTAAAGGAATAGACCCAGCGGCCGCTAACAAAGCGAAACTCATACAAAAGTATCCAAGACTTAAAGCGTTGTTCACAGGCGCTGGTTCAAAGATACTAAAAGCAATTCCTATACTTGGAAGTTTACTTACTGTGGGTGCTGGTGCAAGTATATTGTTATCAGATGCATCAAAAGAAGAAAAGACCAAAGAACTAGGTGCGTTACTCTTTGGAACACTAGGTGCATCTGGTCTTGCAATACTAGGTGGTATTGGTGGTACATTCTTTGGAGGCCCTCTGGGAACTCTTCTTGGTAGTCTTTCTGGTGCAGTTGGTGGTTATTTTGCTGGTGATTTTATTGGTAGACAACTTGCTGGTTTTCTTCTTGGTGACGAAGTTACAAGTGTTCCGAAAGTGCCTGCACCAACAGGTATGTCGCCTGGTGCTATGGGTGGAAGTGGATTACCACCTCAATCTGTTGTCACTCCACAACAACTTGAAACTAACCCCTTTGCAGCTTACGCTCTTGAGGGTCAACAGATGGGTCAGTCTGCTGTTGCAACTGCAAACGCAAATAGAACAGAGGCTGTTACAGCGTCTGCATTAAATAAAGTGGATCAAGGATTTAGAAATGCTCCTCAAGGCCCAGCAGTTGTTCAAAATAATGGTGGTAACACTTATTCCAATCAAGTAAAAACAATAAACAGAACCTCCATCAAACATGAAGATCCTGTTTATGATATGATTGGAAAATCACTTGCAATGTAAGTGGTGCTGGTTGAGGGACTCGAACTCTCGACCTGTTGATTACAAATCAACTGCTCTACCAACTGAGCTAAACCAGCATTATTCCATTATCCGTTTGCGAGTTTTGAGAAATAATCCATAGTGTCATCCTCTTCTTCTTTTGAAGTAACAGGTGACTCTACTGGTTTAGTATCAACAACTGGTTTTGCAATTGGTTCGTCTTCAATCTCCTCAGACACGTTACCGACTTTGGTTGTACCAGAGATGACTTGATGAAAACGTGTGGACAATTCATCATAAGATTTGAAGTTAGTTGGTGCAGTATACTCTGCAAGAGAGTATTGACTTTTCCAGATAGACTCAATCTTAGACTCATCATCTGAGATTGCAGATTTAGAAGAAAACTCTGATTTATCATAGTTCCAGAAACCATCTACCTTTCGGATTTTTAGTTTGAAGTCTGCACCTTCCCAAAAATCAAATGGATTGATAGGCGATTCATCTTCAAACGCTGGTTGCATCGCTTCCATCATTTTGTCAAATATCTTTTTACCATATCTGAACAACATGACTTTACCTTCGTTCTCTGGGTGCTTTGGATCACTCACCACAAGAATATTAGAAAAGTATTGTAGTTTTCTTTTCTGTTTCCTTGCAAGTTCTTTATCAGACTCCACACCAGAGTTCCACAACTTTGAGTTGTATTCTGACACAGGGTCTTTCTGACTAATTGTTGTAAGAGAGTTTTCGATATACCATTGACCTGTTGGGCCTTGAAATGCATGATTCCAAACTTTCGCCCAAGGCAGTTCTTCACCCTCTGGTGATGGTAAGAAACGAATGACTGCGTAACCATTACCAGACTGATCCAGTTCTGGTTTCCATAGTCTTTCATCAACGTATGATTTTTTCTCTTGAGGAGCGGAGTCCTCTTTTACTGCGTTAAGCAGTTTATCTAGAGAATTGCTTCTCCTTAGTGTATCTAACGACATATGTTTCTCCTTATGTTTTCGTATGTATCGTATGTTAAATTATTCATATCAAATTTCATAGAGTTCTCATGGGGTTCTACCCAGATAAATTCTGTATTACAAAACTCTTGCATTACAGTTTTCATCTCGTTAGTCCAATCAGACCTATGACAAAATCTATGAGGGTCAGAGTCCATCTTCTGTCCTCTTTGAAATTCCTCATAGACATTATTTAGTGGGTTTTCAGAAAGGTCAAATCCCATTAAATAAATCTTAGATGCACCATGCCGACACGCAAGGTGTATTGCTGTAGTTCCAGAACTCCATTCTCTTGGAATGTCTATGTCCCTTATCCTATCATCTTCATCAACCCAAGTGATGTACAATCCTTTATTTGGTTCGTCTTGTTTTCCATTGATTACACAGTGTTGTCTATTCCCTCTTTTATTTTCAACAATACTAGTGTACTCGTACATATGTCTTATCGTATCGTGAAAATACTGTGGCAGTTTAGTCCAATCTGCGAACCAACATTTATTCTCATGTGCATAACCAGACTCATATATCAAGTGTTGCACATGATAGTCTACGGCTACTAGATTGTCAACCTTTACATCATTAAAGATTCTGTTACAACCCCATGTAACAACATCATCAAGTATTTCATTCACATTCCATTTCAGGCGTGACTTTCCGTTTCCGTAGACTATCGTTCTCATTTACTGTTGTTTATGTTTTGGTGTATACCTTCTTGGTGAATACCCTTTGGGCCAAGATGGTTGACGAGATGCAAGTTTCTTACATCTTTCTGCAAGTTCGTCATTCTTCTTTTGCAGTTCTGCACAGTCATATTGCAACCCCTTGATTTCGTTTCTGAGTTGTTCTATAACTAATTTATCGGGCATTTCCATACCACTACTCCATTGTTGTTAAATTTATAACTACCATCTTACACGAATCAATCTCATATGTCAAGAACTTTTTGTAATTTTCTATAAGTTTTTTTACATCAGGCCACATGATATCATCATTCATTTTCTTATCCCATTTAGAACTGTAGTCAAAGATACCATCTAGTATCACCATTGTTTCAAGTGATACTCTTTTACCAAGATATTCTTTGAGAAGTTTAGGGTGAGAATTGTCTGGAACATTCAATACGTCTAGACTTTTATCTTCAAATAGTTTAGTTGCTTCATTCTTGAATAGTGTTTCTAATCTTGACATTCTATCCATCCAATCAAAATAGTTCTGGTCATTGAAGTTACCTATGTAACCTTTAGTTTCAACTAAGAAGTTTGCAAGTAGATAATCCTCAACACTTTCTATAAGAGATGAGTTATACTTTCTACCCAACATCACAAACCATACTCTATCTTTTCTTTTCCAGAACGACTCTCTTGATACCTTTGTCTTACCATTGAACTTTACAAAATCATAGTCACCTTTACTAAAGTGAGCCTTCATCGCACAGTAAGTCAAATAGATATCTATTGATTGTGACATCTAGTCAGTAAATCCCTCACCCTTAACAAAGTGATGCAACCTATGTGTAAAGATAGTCCACACTAAACTAACTAATGTGTCTGTCTTGTACACTCCTGCTGGACAAGTGTGTATCCACTCTTTCATATTGGTAACTTTGCTTGATTGGGTAGATAGTTCAAATCTCTTGCATTTGCTTCTATCTTATCTTTTAGACTTTTTGATATGAGTCTTGTAACTGACTCTGGTTCTACTTGTTTTGTTTTACAGTATTCTAGAACAGCGTCCATATGTGATAGGTTTTTGTCTTGGGCCATCTTTTCAATCTCAAGTGAGAACGTCTTTGTGTTTTGCATAATAACTCCATTTATAAGATGTGGGGTTAACCATGACCCCACACGCACTTATTAAGTAGTGACCCTTAATGATCTTACCGATTTTTTTCAACCGAACCTATTCACATAGGCATCATTAATTTGTGTCGGTAGGACTTGGGTACACCTACAACTGAGAAACCAAGATACCATTCTTGTTATATTCCCAGAACCTAGTTCCAATCGGTAGATTGATGTGACACAGCGTGTTTCCACTACCATGCCTGAGTACCACCTCTAACTAGTCAAGTTCACAACTCTTGGTGAGAAGTTCTTCCTTGCACGACACTATTTTCGCCCGTCAGCGAAACTCTGAAACTGTGATGATGTTTCTGTTTCCAAGTACACCATCAAAACTCAGTACAATTAGGCAGCTAGTGCGAAATCTACAGGTGCAAAATCATCATTTGCGTTTAGTTTTTTTAACCGATACGAGGTAAGCCGATAGTTCTCCACTTTTCTATTTAACGTCAGTCGATCCTATTTCACCCCCATTATAAACACTCTCAAGCAGTGATTCAATATCTCATCTAAGAGTGTTTATGGTGGAGGTGTTGGGTATTGCACCCAAGTCCTGTCCATCTTTCAATCTGTTTCAACAAACTATACTCTATTTATACCATGATTCTTTTCGTTTGTCAAGTCTTAATTGAGAAACTTGTTCCACACCCACATGAAGAATGTGCGTTAGGGTTCTTAACTGTTAAGTAAGAACCACCAAATTCTTTTATGTAGTCCACAGTGCAACCAAGTAGAAACATCTCGGCCGTAGTATCTAACACTAACACATCATCTATGAGTGTTCCTTTGTCAGTAGTGTCTGTGGTTTCCCATTTGTATTCGAAACCAGCACAACCACCACCCTTGACAGACAATCTTGCATAGGTATCCTCTGACTTGGATACCATGTCTGTTAGATATTCTCTTGCATTTTCTGTTAGTGTTATCATGACCCTTTATTTATAATGTTACCATCTAAAATCTCTTGCACTAAATCACCTTTGACACAAAATGCCTTCTCTGGTTTGAGTCTACCATCAAAGTTCTTAAATGCAGCCCACATATATTTGTCTGGGTTTGCATTAAGTCTATCTAGACATTGTTGTTGTGTTTCATTCTCTTGGTGGAATATAAACAAATCAGTACCAAACTCTGGTGTTGTAGTCGCCATAGTCACGATTATAAAGTATTTACTAAGTGTTACTCCCATTGAACTCCCCTATAACTTCTTCTAACATCGGAAGATAATTATGTTTAGTTTTAACAAACTCCTGTACTGAACCATCCTCAGTAACAACTAGAATAACAATCTGTTCAATTGGTTTTCCAGTTCGTTCTTCAAACATCTCTGCGTATGCAGACGCTTGTATATAATAGTTTTCATTCCACTCATCACTTCTCTCTTTAGAAGAAGTCTTGAAATCAATGATGGAAAGTTCCCCATTGTATTCTGCAATACAATCTACTCGTCCAGCGACTTTGTACTTATCTGAATACAACCCACACTCTTGAGCATGAATATTGTCAACATTGTCCAAAGTTTCTTTTGCGAGTTGTTTGAAGAGACAGTAGGGGAGAAATTTCTTTTTGTGTTTTTCTTCGTCAAAGTCATTGTTTAAATAGTCCTCACACATATGATGAACAGCAGTTCCACGATTTGCGGCTGTTCTTGCAACATAGTTTGCAACATCATCACCAACTCGTTTACGCCATTCAAATAATCCTTTTTTATTCCTTACAGATAAAACTGTAGTAATAGACGGATACAGTTCACCCTCTGGAGTTTTATAGAATCTTTTCTTATCTATGGTTTGAGTTTTTAGATCTTCAAGTTCAATCGGTACATGACAAAATGTTTTCATATTAAATCATCTTCTTCGCAGATGCAGTAGTTTCTTTGTTTCTGCGAGTCCAACCCTTTCCAAATGTTTTAAAGTGTTTCAGTTTTTTGTAGTATGCAAGTCGGTCTTTTTGATACTTTTCAATCGCACCTTTGTGACCTTCTTGTTTTACAAATGTATCTACTGCTCGTAGAGTTGCAGGCCCTATCGCACCATCTGCTGTCGCACCTACCATTTTTTGTAGATACTTTGCAGCTCTTCCTGTCCCAGCATTCACTCCAAAATCGAAAACGCAAAGGTCAAGACCAGATGGTAGTTGGTCGCCTTTTACACGATCCCAATAGTTCTTCTTATAGATAGGTGCAACATCAGATACTTTGAGTTCTCTCATTGCATCTAAACTTACATCTCTACCAACCCACTCTTCGTATACTCTCTTAGTTACGCCTAAGTTAGTAGCGCCGCCTGGATCTTCTGGGTGATTCACATATCCACCTTCGTGATGTAATATCATTTCTAAACATTCTTGGTAATTTTTTTCCATTAGATTTCCTCTCTAAAATTATACATTATATTTATTCTACTCCGATACCCAACTTAGTTTTCTGTATCAGATAGTTTCTAACAAAACCAGAACGCACTATATCACCTATGTTAAACTCTGTGCATTTAAATTCTTCCATCTCCTCAAGTATTCTAAGAAAATTATGTAAACCATTTTTCTCATTCATCTTGGATAAATCTGTTTGCATAAAATCACCACAGAACATTATCTTGGAGTCTTGCCCTACTCTGGTCACTATAGTATCAAGTTCATGGAAGTTTAAGTTCTGACATTCATCTACTATGATGATTGAATTGTCAAATGTCAAACCTCTGAGAAATGATGTTGATAGAAAATAGAAACTACCTTGTTTTTTCAATCTATCGTACAACATAGAGAATGCTTGTTCATTCGCTTGTTTGAACATAAACTTCACCATATTCTGATAAGGCACTTGGTAGAGTGCAGCTTTATCTTCTTCATCGCCAGGAAGAAAACCTATCTCTCTAGTTGGTATAAGTGAACGAACTAATACCACCTTATCATACTTGGTATCATCTCGTAATACCTCTGATAGTGCGAGATAAAGTGATACGAAAGTTTTTCCTGTACCAGCACAACCAAATAAAAATTGATGTTTACCCTGTCCATAAGAGTCAAACACTAATTTCTGATTGTCTGTGATTGGTTCTATTTTTACTAAGTCTGTATTTGTAATATCTTTCTTTGCCATGATAATCCCATTTTATTGTGGGGGAAATCGACCCAACTGATTTCCCCCTGTGTAAACTCTCCATGAATTTAATTGAAGTTTACACAGTAGTATTTATTATCTATCTATAGTTTAACCTTACTCATATTTTGTCCACCACTCTTACGAACTAAACCATGTTTTTTTCCTACTTCTTGCACTTTCTTTTGTGCAGAAGTTTGACCACTACCAAATCTATCTGCGAGTGGACTATTAGGGTGAGCTTCTGCAACACGACTAAAAACCTCTTTCATACCACCATCCATTCTACCATCACCTTGTTTAACAATATGGTCACCCACTAATGCTGGTGCAGTTATGACTTGTTCAAGATCTTCATTCTTTAATATTTCTTGCAGTTCAGACCATGTACAAAACACATCTTCTTCTGTATCTATTTGTTTATTTCTTATTGTATATGTTGGCATTTTACATCACATTATAGTTTATTATACACCGATTACCATTAGTCGGTTGTTCGGCTGTATGCCAGTACCAACCATCAAATAAGACTACTCTACCTTTTTTTGGTGTCACTTTCTTTTTGATAATTCGTTTGTCGTGTTCTGGTACTGACTTCTGGTTACTGTAGTGGTTCTCATATATTATCGTATCTCCGTCTGCATCTATAACATAGTACAGAACTACCAAGTGTGGTGTTATACGATTATCTACATGAAGTTCATCTAGTATGTGTCTATCTTTTAGATTTAGCGGGAACTGTAGAAAGGTTCGACCTTGAGAGAATACACTAAACATATTATCAGTTCTCTTACACGCTTCCTCTATCATAGGTTTTATGAACTCATGGAAGTTACTATTCTGTCCATCTCTATTTACAATACTATGACTCACCGCTGGTCTACCTGTTACAGTAGTTTTTTCTCCTAGTAGTGGTGGTGCGACCTCTGGTATAAAATACCAACTAAACCCACTATCACGACCTACTAGAATATTTTCAATTTCATCTTGATATTTCTTATCAATGATATCATCGAATACCCAAATTTTATTTTGATAGTCCATCTATCCTTTTCCTTAATCCATAGTTTTCCTCTGCAAGTTCTTTGATACGCATTTGTAAACCATGAATATGTTTTTGCATCTCATACATTTCTCTTCTGATTATGGAATCAGTCGTTGTTATTCCTTCTCCAAGATGACTCGTAAAGTCGAGCTCTAATTGTTTCTCCATTTCTTTCTCCTTTCTAAATTTCCACAATATCCAATTATAATATCTTTCTGGTTCTTTGTCAAGACTCATCTTATGTGAATCTGATCTTTATCTTCATAGTTACCAAATGTTCCTGTGACAAAATAATTTGTTCCCAGAATTATTCTAGGTGAATCATCTTCATTTGGTAATGCTGTGTGTTCACACCAGCCTGGGAAGATAACCATATCACCAGTTTTTACTTGCAAGTTAATTGTTCTTGAGTTGAAGATATTCTGTTGCAGAACTTTATAGGATAAATTATACCCCTCTTGTATTCTACTGATAGGCATCCTTATCTGCAAATCACCACTATTCGCTTGTACATAGTATACACAACTGAATACACAGTTTGGGTGTATGTGTGGGTGGTGTGCATCACCTTTGTGATTTATTGCTGTCCAACTTTGTGTTAGGTAAAATTGATTTTGTATTTGTAAATGTTTTGTTACATACTCATTGAACACAGTAAGTATATGTGTCTTTACTCTGAGTAGTCTTTCATTATCTAATATGTCTGCACTTTTAGATATCGCATTACCTTGTTTAGATACAGCTTGTCTGAAGTCACCATCAACCACTGCACTCATCTCGTCATCATTTAGTAAAAGGTCTGTCGATGTTTTATAAACAGGTAATGCATGAAAAGGTATCAACTCTGCTGAAACCTCTGTACTTACGTTACGTTCTAACTCTTTTCCGATCTCTCTATGTAATTGTCGTTGTACTTCTTCTGGTAAACTCTCTGTCATGCTGGTACTCCTAACACTTCTCTTCCATCAAATTTATTATTATACCTACCATTTTTTCTGTTGTAGTGGAGAAAAACCTGTGCATGATAGTTTCCTTCAAATGGTTCTCTCCAATGTTCTAATTCACAACCCTTGTATATAACCATGTCACCTCTTTCTGTTTCTATAGATATCTCATTACCATCTCTGTCTTTGAACCATATAGGCCATGCGTAATGTGAGTCATAACCAATACACAATGTCAAAGATATCTCACAACTTTCTCTGTCTATATGTCTTTTTAGTTCAGACCCTTTCTTATATAGTCTGTAGTAAGAATACTGTGGAACTAACTGCTCACCTGTTATCTCTTGTAGTTGGTCAAGTTTTCCCATCAGTAGTGTATCAAATATCAAATCTCCGTACATACTAAAATCACCCATACTCTGTGGGTCACTAAAAGTTCCATGCCTATTATCTCTAGTTACTGATAATCTTTTATGTGCAAGTAAGATATATCCATATAATAATGTAGAGAGATCTTCACTAATAAAGTTTTCTACCTTTATCCAATCCTTATTCATTGTAATCAAATTCTTTCATGCGGCCCAGAACCAATATGGGATTTGTCTTCTTGTCCACTTTGCAAATCTTTTTTTCTCAATTATATAGTAGGTTCTATAAGCATCTATTGAGTCTGGTTTTTTACAATGGTCAGGCATTGCTTGGGGCATCGTGGTCAAACCACCCTCTTTAATTTTAGTTGGTGGTGATACAAGTAAATCTCTGAGTAAAGAGTCAGTAGAATGAACTTTACCATATCTAAACGTATACTCATCACATAGTTTTTCAAATAGATTATATAACCAAATATAATTTGCAACACTCTCTCTCGCCCATATTGCACTTGGGTGATTGATATGTGATGCTTTGTAGATAGTGTTTTCTATATTCTCATTTGGGTGTTTCCATCTTCGTATTCTACGTCCTATCTTAGTTCTACCTTCATACTCATCACCATCTAATATTCTGTGTGCAGTAGACATAAGTTGTGCATATTCGATTATCATCTTGACAACGTGTTTATCACAGTGCATCTTTGCAGATACATCTGGGTCTTCATGTAAATAAAATATATTCATCAGTTATAATTTATACCCCACGCTAAGTTTATTCTTTGTTGATTAGATTTATTCTCTTCTACTTCATGTGGCATCCAACCAGGCCATAGAACTAACATACCATCTTGTGGTACTATCACAGAGTTCCTAACGAAAGGCGCTTTCTGATTACAAGTCATGAGTGTATTCGCTGGATTTAGAAATACTAGATTTCCTGTTCCCTCTGATTGAACATAGTAAATCGCAGCCCATATATCTTCAACATGAGTATGCAATATATTCTTAGAACCTATATCATTTATATTAGTCCAAATACCAAAATCTCTATTTGTGCATGATGTCACTTGTGATTTAAAAACTGGATCTGTTTCAAAGTAAACTTTGTTTGCTTGGTCAGATAATTCTTTTACTGCATCATACAACCAATCCATTTTATATTTTGCAGTAGATCTCCAACAACCTTTGTTTCCACCACCCATGACTTCTATATTGTTTTCTTTTGCATGGAATATTTGTTTTTTCAAATCTTCTCTTTGTTCAATTGTTCCCACACTTGATTTTATAAAAACATCTGCACGACATAGTGGTAACATATCAATGTTGTTATCTTGTTTCATATTCTGTTCTATCTCTGGTAAGTCGTTCATTACTTCTCCCATCTATAAAATATATGTGACTCTATTCGAGTCGTTCTTGTTTTTGTTTTCGCCCACGCTGGTCTTACATAAGTTGCATGGTAGTGTGTTGCACCCTCTGTAACATCAAGTGCTATTCTACCAGATAAAACTATTCTTGCATAATCTTGTGCTTTAAACCATTCTTTACTATCTCTTCTTGGTTCATCGCTTTTACCATCGCAGAACCAGCTGAACTGGCACTTATGACGAACAGGAACATCACTACCTTTATACTTTGGGCCTTGTTTTACAACTCCACATACTGTGTTAGGATAACGACTATCTGCAACACGATTCATAACTACTTGTGCAGTTGCAACTTGACCTATCATAGATTGATTTTTTGCTTCATGGTAGGTGTTAAGTGCAAGACACATTAGTGCAGTTTCAATTAACATTATTGTACTCCTCTAATAGTTTCTTTTCTAATTTAAATGCCTCGATTTCGTAAGGTCTATCTTCGTATGCAACCTTATCACTACTTATTGCGAATATGTCACCACCAAACTCTTTCTTGATATGTTGCTTGATATGAACAAACTCATGAAAGATTGTAGTAAGTAAATCTTGTTCTGATAATTCTTTGTTGACTCTGATGATGTATGACCTATCGTCTGCATCGTAACAATCTCCGTCTGCGAGTAACCCCTTTACAGACTCAATTTCAATCTCATCAATCTTATGTCTAGGTATCAAATATGACTTTGCAAACCAAAGAGCATCCTCAATGGTTCGTTGTCTTTTTTTGTTGGTATTTCTAAATTCTATAAACATATCTCTCTCTATTATGTTTATATTATATACTGATTCGTTTTAATTGTCAACTACTTTATCCATACGAGTGATATTTTTTATAGGTAATTTATCTTCACCAAATATCTCTTGTAGGATTTTAAATTCTTTGATTGTATTTTCTGCAGCCTGTGCTTCACTGTCACCCTCTGCAATCAGAAAGGTGTCCTCACCATCCACATTCTTATAAAATAATTTTGTTTTATGTTTCATATTCTCTCTCTACGACCTATATGACTTTTGAGTTTTGCGAGTTGAGAGAGGTACGTCATATAGGTCGTGTTCCTTTAGGACAGGTATACAGGCCCTGTCCAATGTATTTCGTAATTACCATCTAACACATTACCTCTAGGTGCGTTAGTCGCTGGTTTGTTCCAACCAGCAGGTTTTAGGATATCTCCCTTTTTAAATTTTGGTGTGTCTTCTTTTACAACAAACCCCCAGCATGAACCACCAGGCGTACCACCATTACCACACATAATTTTTACATACTTTGAACCAGACTTAACAACAAATCCATCGTTAAACTGACCTATCATTTTCTTTGCAACATCTGAGTTGACATCACTACCATACCTTTTAACGTAATCTGCTTTTGCAGAATTAAGTAGGTTGTCAATTCCAACTTCTAATGTTGTCGCACTTTGTTCTACTATCATAATAAATTCTCTCTCTTGTTATTAACTATACTACCAATATACACTGATTCGTTTCATTTGTCAAGTGTTATTTTTTCTATTTCATCTTCGCTCATGACACCATTCTTTATAGTTATTTTTCTGTCACCAGATATCTCTGGTATCAAACTACACTCTTCTAAGTTTACATATATAGGTCTGCCTGTATCATTATATACTTCTGTTTCTTCTAGTATATCTAAATCATAGTGAATTATTCTATCTTGTGGTTGTAAACAATAGATATCAACTCTACCCTCACTTATAAACGCAGAACCAAACCTTTCTATACATATCGCTTTCTCACCATCACCATAATACATACTTACATTTGGAAAGTTCGATGGTTCATAATTTAAACTTCGTAGGTGGTCTAGTCTTTCTTTCATAATCTTATCTAAAATTTATATTTACGTTCACTCTTATGTTTGCATCTGATTGTATGACACTACAATGTTTCATACTACCATCAAATATTACCATTTGATTTTCCACAGACTCAACTTTAGTTCCATCTTCAAATAATGTGTGACCATTATTTGAGTTTACAGAATACAAACCTACCATATGAGGCTCTGTACTATCAATGTGAAAGTTACCTTTATTGTTTTCATTTCTTTTTGGATAACAATTTACTTTTGCCCTCAACAGGTAATTAAACTTTAATCTACCAAGTAAAGGTATCAATATATTTTGGAAGTGTGAGCTATAGTGTTCAGTCTTTCCATCGTGTAATATGTGAGAGAAAAAGTAGTTGTTATCTCCATCTATAGTATTTGGTAGATAATAATAATCGAAACTACTGCCGAACAAAAAATTCTTTATACTATCTTGTATACTTTTATCTTCTATGAAGTTCGGTATCACTTCCATTATTTTATTTTAGACTCAAGGATATCAATTCTACTCGACAAGTTATTGATAGATTTATTCAAGTCATTATTTGTCGGTGGGTTATAGGTCTGTTGATATAACTGTTTTACTTTCTTGTCAAGTGTAACCATCATTCTAAATATGGTGTTGTTAGATATATCTTTTCCATCGTTGATACTCTCTACCAACTGTTCTATTTCTTTATCGTCCATCATTTCATTAACATAAATTCATCATTCCAGTTAAACGCTTCACACACCACGTTTGTAGATAACCCTTTGTATATCTGGTGCAACTTTTTGTCTTTAGTTTGTACTAAAAGTGCAGCTTCTGTTTCATGTAAACCCTCTAACAACTGAACAAACATCTGTTCTTTTTTCCATGCTGGTGTTTTACCATCTCCACCTTTTATGAAATGAAATAGTTGTCTAGACTCAGTTGCAAGTGTGGTATGTTCAGTTCCTATCGGTGCTTCATTCTTTCTATAGGGAACATCACCCTCTGGAAGAACCCATGCGATATTTGGGTCAAAAGATGCTTTCAATACAGACCTAAGTGCTGGTGTATTGTTATCTCTAAGTATCTTGACTTTTTGGTCTTTTGTTTTTGCCTTGTGTACTCTGTCAAGGACTTCTGAAAATAATAATGTACTTCCTGCCATTTTAAAATTCTCCAATGTTTTCAGTTAACTCTCTGAGTTTATTTTTCATAAAATAATTTAGGAGTTTACTACGATCACCATGTGGTGCGTTATTGTATTCTAATCTTATTTGATTTTTGAGTTCCTCTGGTGTTTGTGTTAAATCAATCAGAGTTAAGTTTCTTTGAAAGTTTCGTTTCACCTCATCATTCCAATCACTTCCACCACCTACCAGCCAAGATTGTATCTTCTTTCTAGTCAATGGTCTTTGTCTTAATCCATCTGTAAAAGTATTGTCTGGTGATAGTACATTCGGTACACCATCACTAGTATCACCTTTTAAGATATGTTCTTTTAAATATATAGTAGGGTCAAATCCATTGACTTGTTTTTTTGTGATAGGACTCCACTGTGTAACATTTGAATATTTCTGTAACTGAATAAAATCTTTATCTCCAGAGATTATCATAATCTTTTCATCTCTGTTTTCTTCACACAAAGATCCTATGATGTCATCTGCTTCTGCACCGAACACCTCAAGATATTTGTAGGGAAAGTTTTCTTTGATTTCTTTTCTTATCTTGTTAAGAGTTGTAAAGATATCATCCCAATCTAGGTTTGACTCTTCTCGACCCTTTCTACGACTGGCTTTATACTCTGGGAAATAATCTCTTCTCCATGAGTGTTTTGAGTCCCAAGTAAGAACTACTTCACCATATTCGTTACGATGTTCTGTTCTGTACATACGAATAGAGTTGAGTATCATGTGTCTTACCATACTCTCGTCTACAGTTTTACTTTTATTCATTTTCAAGTTCATCATCAGATTTGCAACTGCAATCTGGTTCATATCAATTATTATCATTTTTTATTAGTATAGTAAGCGTTAAAGCTCATACTCCTCCGTTCTCCATCCACATCAAAAGGATAAACTGAATGTTTTAACCAAGATGGAAACATGAGTAGTTTACCAACCTCTGGTCTAAACGTCAAAGTGTCACTTCGTAAATCTTGTTTATCACCTTGCATGAACTGTATTGCACCACCAACAGGATAATGGTCTTCACTCTCTTTCTCAAAGAACTCGTCCATACCTTTTGGTAGTTTTAAATATATTACTGCTGATAGATGTCCACTGTGTTGATGCCATGGATTGTATTCACCTTTGTATTGACTTACTATCCATGATTGACTTATGTTTATATTCTCTTCAGTTGGGTGTAAGTTACCTTGTGTTGGGTGATGTAATATCATGTTATCAACGTATGCACAACTTTTGTTAATCATGTGTTTTAGATATCCGATACACGAACCTTTGAGAATATTCTTACAGTAATCTCCATCCTCTTTATTTACTATGGGTATCTGAACTTCTTTGTGAACTTTACCTACAAGATGGTTAGACCAATCCCATTGTGCAGATTTTTTATCATCACTTAAAACTTCATCACCTATCTTATTTACTAGGTCTATAAATCTTTTTGGTACTTCCATTTCCATTATAGTAGGACTAAATGGTGTGTGGAACTTCGCTTCACTCTTCTTCATCAAAATCTTCCTCCAAATATTCTACAAGTTCTGCAACTATGTCAGCTCTAAACTTTGTGTATATGTCACCCTCAGTTTTACTTTTCATTGGTAGTATTATATGGTTTACTAAATCAGATAGTGGGTGGTCATATCCTAACTCTCTAAACAAAAGTGCCTTTAGAGTTTCATTCATAAACCCAACGTGTCTATAAAAATTCTTTGATCCTATATCAATATCATTTTCTTTCAAGATTTGTATTAATGATACCATCGCCTTTTCAGATATCCCATCAATTGCATCCATCTCTTCTTGAATAACTTGATCTCTAGTCTTACCATCTTTGGGTGCTCTTTTAGAATCCCAAGGCCCTATGATCACATTACTCCATTGTTTTTTATCATCTACCATTTAAACCTCTTTATACTTATCATACTTAATTTTACCCTTTACACGCTCATAGGGAAACTTACCATTCCACTTTGAACATCGTGGTTGACTTGTACATTCTCTACAAAAGGGAACATTTACTGCTTCACCATCTTTTCTAATTACTTGACCATCAAAGGTATATCCATTTTTATCCCACGGCATATCATTACCAAAAGGTAAATGTTCATTTAAGTCATCTGCATTATGAATTTTATCCAAAGTTTCTTGTGGTATTTCTGGATAAACATTCTTACCCCAAAAGTCTTTGATTGATGGAATGTCTTTGTTATCTGATTTTCCAAATGCTATCATATTATCACAATCTGAAGAGTTCAACCAATTGACTTTTTCCTTATTACGAATTGCACCAACAGGACACTTAACCATACAATCATCACAACCTATACAACGATTCCACATTTTAGTATTGTGTCTTCTAGATGTTGGTATATCTACAATTGTGTTGTTGATACCTATCGCAGTGAAGTGAACATCAAACCCAAACCTATAATCGTATATTAAACTATTACGAGCTCTTACACCTAACCCTGCTCTTAATGCGGCCTCCTTGAAATTTGTATACACAGGAAACCAAGACTCATATGGAGAGTTATTCATAATCTCACAAGCACTATTGTAATGAGTGTAATCCCAATTGTGACTACCATTTGATAATATCAGACAATTAGTCAAACCACCAAAATGAATACTGTTAGTGAAATTAGAACCAAACGGATGTAATTGATATTTGATAGGCATAAGAGAAACTTCTAAGAGTTGTTCTTTTGTTATAACACCAACGTGCCAAACTTTTGTATCAAAAAAACTTTCTAAATATTTGAAAGATATCTCCTCTTCATTTTGACCAAGACTAGAGTAGTCATAGTTTGCAGTATGTCCACCAGCATATTCTACTACTACCTTACTGTTCTCCACTTAACACTCTTTTCTTGGTATTCGCCATATGCATTGTCTATCCAATCACCATGTTTTAGATAGTGTTGCATATGTCTTATGTAACCCTCTATACTATGAAACTTTGATTTCGCACCTTTTACATCTCGTCTGACCTCACCTCTCAGTGAACTCAATTGTTCCTTGTTACTCTTTATCCAATGTCTAACATTTTTCAAAGATAGAAAATGGTCATCTGGTCTTGCAAGAACCTCTGGACAAATGTTTTGATGTTGTGCAGGCCCCTTTGCTTCTCTCGCCTTTGCAAGACGTTCTATCGCAGATGCCTTCTGTTCTGGAGTCATTGGTTTACGTCTACGTTTAATTTTCACCATAATATTTATACCTCTCAAGTTAGTGAATAAAAATACACTCCCAGACCTATAGACCAGGCTGTTAGTGTCATAAAAATAAATAGTCTAATATAAAGACCTATTAAAAATTCTGCAAGTCTAATCATTGATATATGTCTTTCTTACCATTTCTAAAGTATCTTTCACTATACTTGGATATGTACCCATATAAGTGCCAGACTTTAGATTGTCAGTATTTATCAATTTTTTATGTTGATGTTTTATCTTCTTCCAATTCTTTAACATTAGTTTTGAAACTTTATCAAAAGTACTATCACTTGCAATTGGTTTATCTTCTTCATAATATGCATAACTCATTATCAAATATAAAGGAACTGACATACTTATATTGTCCTTTATCTTTGCATTTATTATACTATCAATCATCTATTTCATTCATTAGTGTGCTCTCTACATAGCAGATTGCTGTTGCAGTATCGGTGAAACCCTTATCGGTTAGTATGGTATACAAATCTTCTAGTGCGATTTGTATTTCATCTTTTGTCATTCCAGATTCTATTTGCATTACGCAGCCACCTTTACATGAGGATTAGTTCTTGTTTGGACATAAGGTTTATTCCATTTTCCAATGTTAATATCAACATAGTATGCAGTATCAAAATAGTCAACCATTGCATCTGATTTGTCATACCATTTGTTACCTTTCATCGCCTTTACAAGGTCTTTAAGAAAATTTCTTTTAGTTCCAGAATACCAAGTGTCTATGTGATAAGTATTAACTTGAACGTAACCATCACCATGACTAAAGTTATCACTGAAATCTAGAACACCAGATTGAATATTAACAACTAATGAACTGTAATGGTTTATTGCAATAGTACCTTTCATACCATAGTTTTTAAGAACTGCCTTGATCGCAGGAGCAAGGTCTTTTTTGTCTTGTTGTGAAATATATGCCATGTTTTTCTCTCTCTCTATATTATTAACGAATCACTCTATACTATTATAATACCACATTGACAGAATATGTCAAGTCTTTTCTTAATAAGATTCTAACTCAACTGTTTCAATCGACACTAATTGGTCAGCAGTGTGACCAGCTTTCTCGTATTCTGCAATCGCATTTGACTCTGACTCTTTTGCAGTGTCACCAGAATTACCAGCAAAACTTGAACTGACTAAAAACTTATCACCATCAGTAGTGGTGTGGAAGTGTTGAATTGATGTTGCGAAAAATGTATTCATATCTGATTCTCTCTTTTTTATTAACTACACTATTATAATACACGAATTATTTTATTTGTCAAGTGTTTTATGCAACTTCTTTTAAGATTTCACTTCTTGAAGGATGTTTCATCTTTCTCAGAGCCTTCGCTTCAATCTGTGTTATTCTAGTTCTCGTTACACTAAAGATTTGACCTACTTCTTCTAAAGTTTTATTGTTGAAAAATCTCTCTCTTATCACTCTCTCCTCTCTAGGAGTCAATGTTGACAATACTTGAGTGATTGCATTTTTTATTTCAAAATCTAAAACTTCAGGCATCTCGTAAGTATCTTCTATTGTTTCAAATGACTCAAAAGGTTCTTTCTTGTACTTTGCAAAGAACTTCACTCTAGTCATGTGTCTATTTTTAAAAATGGCAGGGGTCATATCTGATTCTCTTTTTTTATTAACTACACTATTATAATACAGTAATTATATTATATGTCAAGTGTTTTTTTAAAAAGATATACAAATATTAAAAAAAGAAGTACAATCTGTACAACTATGAGTTCACCTAGTATGTACCTATCTTGACTTACAAACTCACCAAAAGTTGTAACTATAAAGATACTAAGAAAATAAGATATTATTGGACTTGCTAGAATTAAGTTATAATTCTCCACCACAGTGTGGACAAACTTGTGCATTTTCTTTTTTGACTTCATTTATTGTTTTCTGTAATTTCTTCGCATCTTTGACCAATGTTTTCATTACATCCTTTCTACGTTCAGATTTCGCACGCTGTAGTTCAATTTTGAGGGTGTTTTTGAGTTTTTCTAATCTTTGTTCAAAGACAGGAATAAAACCAGTAATCATTTTTCGTCCTTGTGTAACCCTACAAAATAATCTGCATCTACTAATACTAGAGGTTTTTGATTGTTTCTTTTAATAAAAACTATAGGTTCATAATCCCCAGAGTTTGACTCTGCTTGTTCGTATGATTTCCAAACATTCAATGCTTCTTGGTTCTTACACTCTATTGAGTATGGAAACTTTTCTCTTGCAGCTCTTGCCATAATCAAATCCTCACCACCAGCACCCATAGACCTCGACTCGATATCCTCTGGGTGAATACCAAGTGACTCTACAAGTTTGTCACGAACCCATTGTTGAAATCTACGACCCTTAGCCTTTGCACTTTGGGTTTTCATATACTCTCGTCAGAATATCTATTTTCATTTTCTGCAACACAAGCATCACAACGACAGTTATCACATATTTTTATGGTCTTACCCTCACCATAATTTTCACTCATAAAACCCTCTGCAACACCATATAATGGTACACTACAATGCGAATCACGACCACAGTTTTGACAATTACTCATCTTCGTACTCCTCTAAGATATCTTCGTTTTCCTCAGTTAAATCATCACCACAAAAAGGACAATGCATAATCTTATATAGTCGTTTGTCCATATTATGTGTTATACGAAACTCAGCATCACACGACTCACAGTACACTAACTTTTTCATTAAATTTCACAACCACCAGCGACACAAGCAAGTTCTTGTGACCCTATGGTCATATCTCTGTTTTCGTATTCACCAAGTTTATTCCAATCTACATTTGTCGGCATTGACTTGAGTAACTCCTCATACTGCACTTCATCACAATCTTGATAAGGTGCTTGTTTGTATGTATGTTCACTAAATGGTAAGAACGATACACCAGACATATAATCAAAATGTTCGTAGACCCATGCACCAACTTCTAACCACTCATGTTCCTTTACTGAGATGGTTACAGATGGTTTATGTTCACACCAGTGTTTCTGGTAGACTAACCACAACTCAAGTTGTTCTATTGCAGTCATGTCAGTTCTGAATACTGCACCCTTGTCTACTTTCATTGGGAATGAGAACACAGCAGTATGACTTGGATTCATTACATCATCTTCTACTGGAAACCCAGCGTCTGTCATCATCTTTGTTAGTGGGTCTTTCTTATCACCACGAACAGTTCTAATGTAAAAAGGATTATGTCTTGCATGGATACCAGAAGCCGCATCTACCAACTGTGACACAGTTCCAGATGGTTTGACACAAGTGATTGATACTGATTGATTGATACCTAGTTTCTTCGCCCACTTCTTATTTGTTTCTACTGCGACTTCTCTGAGTTCTATAAGAAGTTGTTCTAGGTCACCATCTTTACCATTTGTAAATTTACAATCCATGATACCTGTGAGTGACACACCAAGTAATCTCTCCTCTTCACAGTTCTTTTTCCATGCACTTGAAACATACTTGAAGTTTGTAAGTGTTGATTGAAAAGTTCCTATAATGGTTGCAAGTTCTACTTTCTTGAGTAATGTTTCTCTAGTGTCAGTTGGTCTTACCACACACTCTGATAGATTACAGAACTCTCTATCTCTGAGTATGATTTCTGAACATGGATTTGTTCCAAACTCATGACCCTCGATTTGTCTACGTCCAGTTTTCTCTGCCATCTTATTTGCAGATGCACGATTGAAGATACCACGTTCTCCAGACTTGGACTCGTAAAGTGATTTCCACTCATCCATGAATATACCCATGTCTGGTTTTTCTGTATAACACGCAGAGTTATTTGCAAGTGCTCTCTGTCCGTTATCGTTCCACCATTGACCAGACTTTGCATGACGCATTCTGTCATCTGATAAATTAGATAATGATATCAATGCACTTCTTCTTACACCACCAACCACAACAATCTGTGCAATCTTACACACAATGTCATGACACTCTATTGATGATAGTTTTCTACCACTTGAGTTTTGAAATGTGGTAACACAGAACTCAAATAAACTTTCTAGTGGATCTGGCCCAGATGCACGACCACCAAATGTTTTGAGTGGAGCGCCTGCTTCTCTGACTTTTGATAAATCCCATCTTGGTATCTGTCCAATGTATAACATACCTAGTAATTCTTTGAACGCCTTTGCCCAACCTAGTTTACTATCTGCAACAGTAATCATAGTATCTGAATGAAAGAACTCCTCTGCGACTACTGGTAGTTTTGCAGTGAATTGTCTTTCTACTGAGAACCCAACACCAGTTCCGTTCATCAATACATAAAGTATTTCATCAAAGGCTGCAACTCTGTCTACTGCAACATAGGAACAATTATACCCAGCAATGTTTTCTCTCTTCAATGCTTCACCAGCAGTCATCAAACATCTCATAGAGGGCATGACCTTTTGTTCTAGTATCGCACTTTCTAACTCTTCTTTTGTTTCACTGTCCAATTTATAATTGCACATCTCTTGTAAATGTTCTTCAAAAAAATTAAAATATCTCTCTATAGTTTCACCCCAATTTTCTCTACGACCTTCATCTTCTATCCATCGTGAGTATCTTGACAGGTGTATAAATTGTTGGTATTGTGTTGGTAATTGATTAGACATCTACTCTTCTCCATGTTGCGAACTTCATCTTAGCCATGTTGCCTTGATAAGTGTTATTTTTAATTATTGTTTGTATCTGGTCTTTAGTTTTACCAGACAGTATCATATCGTTTATATCTTTTTCTTGTACGTCATCAGGCCATAGAACTACACTGTAACACTTATCTATTATCTGTTTCACTTGTATCAATATTTGTTTGTTTCTTCTTTCATTATCAAATACTATAGTCGTGTTCTCTTTCGGTATATCCTTTGAAAAGTTAGTCGAACCAGCAACTGCGAT